ACCAGTGCCAATCATCTTCCGTGCATAGATGCCACCGTCTGATGTCCAGCCAATCTGAATCATGACGTAAGAGCCGTCATCGAGCTGAATTAAGCCGGTTGAATTCGGCTCGATACTGATCCGGTACGGTATCTCGCCGCGTGCAACGACGGCTGCGGCTTCGCTCTCATCGGGGTTGATGTAGATACCGAAAATAGACCCTAGCGGACCATAATCCGTGCGCTGTGTACCATACAAAGCCTGCACATACACGCGCATCATGCCAGTGAAGCGCGATGCCGGGAATTCAACGGATGCCAGTTTCTTGGCTGCAATCGCATCGCCATCACAATACAACGGCGCATCCGCGCTACTGGTAAATGTCTCGGTTGTTAGGCCGTTGTCATATACCACGGTCGGTATCTTATCCTTGCAGCCCATTGCCCAGCTCTCATCGCCCGTTTTCAACGTGCGCGATTGCGAAGCGTTGATAAGCGGCGCAGGCTTTTGGTTCATGCGACTCAGGATGTGCGGCGTCAGATAGACCGTTGCTGGCTTGTATGTCAGTTCATTACCCGCCATAAACCAGCCAAGATTGGCGAAGCCTGTTTCGAGATAGCCTGGACTTCCGGCGCGAATGAACACCATATCAGGATTACACTGCGCCATAATCATTACATCCTGAGTAGGCTGGTGGTTCATGCGCATGATATTGCCACTGGCCATGCGCTTGAGCTTGAACACCATAGACTCACCAAACGGCAGCCATTCAGCCGCCGATGCAAAGTCGCCCTCCCACGTAAACTGGGCCATTACTACGCCAGCGAGAACGTCGCGCTTTGAATGTCAATTGGAGTACCGATCACGACATCAACGACAGACAGTCGCAAGTCACCAGACGTAATGCCGACAGAACCGTCGAAACGTGGCAGCGTAGTAGAGTCGCCACTATCAGCCGCATTGCCACGGCAGCGGAACCAACCAATTGTGCCTGCTGCTAATGCGCCGGAATATGCACGCCATACAGCGGCAGTGGGCTTACTGATTGTGCCGCCAGAAGGGGTATCCCATACAAGTCCATTCGTTGATACGCCGTCACTAAATGCGCCGCCGCTTAATGTGACCCGTGCTAAATGCGTGCCGGTTGCTGCGCTATCCGCCGATGCAGGTTGAACCCCTGAATAAAGGTCAATAACGCAATTTTTATAGATACCACGAAAACCATTAGCGCCGGTATCAACTCCGTTTTCGCCTAGTAATTTGTTTTTGTGGCCGGTTGACGTTCTTAAAGCCATAAGTGCTACCTCTCGTAAGAAGACAAGCACTCATGCGCTTAAACTAAAAATGAATTATATCGTAGATAGCTCTGGGACACCGGAGCCATCAGTTAACGTTACAAATTTGCTCATTGCTTGGGTGTTAATTACCGCAGTAGCGCAATACTTACCTGATGGGAAAATTGCTTTTTCCATTGTTAAGTTTTGAAAAGGCAGCGTGCAAACGCCCCAATTTGTTTGAAATAATACAGTGCCATTTTTAGTGAATGCCAGACAATGCCCAGCAGGGACTCCGTATTTGGCTAGTTTGCTAATAGCTTCGCCGTTGTATGCCCAGATGTCACGGTCAGTGCCGATCAGCAAACCTTCGTCATGCCCATACAATAGTCTGACTTCGCCGGGAACCTGGATGTAATCTTCAAACACATCAAACACATGCCAAAAGAACGGCTTTGACCAGTACACAGTTGATGTGTCAGTAACCTGATCGTATTGAGCCACAAACATACACGAGTCGTAATACGCAATAGGCCCAAGCACGCCGCTTATTGAAGTCGTCAGTAATAATGCAGGGTCTAGCGGAATCGCGGTTTCCAATGCGTCAATGTAACTCGCCTCATAACCGGCCAGATACAAATTAGCGCCATTCGTGTCGGAGATGTACACGTTACACCCGCTGACACCTGCTAATTGCAACCCGCTTTTTTCAGGTAACTCAAGCACCGCTACGCTACATGACGGAGACTCACGTCCATCGTCTGCGACCACTGTCATTGTGACTTGATACTGACCTGCAGGTAACGACCCGCTACTAACCTGAATCAAAGGTGATGTAGGGGGTTCTATAAACCAAGGCTTAAGCTGATCGTCCTCAACAATAAATCCTGTGGACATAAAGATGCGCGTACCGACTTCGACCCAGTAGGTGTCGGTAATAGGTACAATGCCAAGCGTAGTAACCTGCAAATTTGGGCTTATGCGCTTGAGGCTTCCGTCATCTACGACATAGGTCACATAGGAATTAAGCGGAGAAAAAGCTGCTGATACATCTGTAAGATTAAGTGATTTCCTATAACCTGGGCGACTAAGAATCCCTCCTTCGTCATCAACGTCTATATTTACGGCTTCTGCTAACGCACCAATGGGTTGCCTTCGCGATTGAGCAACATTTCGAATCCCTAAAAAAGACCTAATAGCCGCTGCTGGATCACTGGCCACGCTGTATACCTTGTGCCGCAGGCGCTCTTGTCTTGTCTACTACCATTGACTTAGGCGCATCAACCGATAGCCGTGCTAAACGCCCGGATTTGTCTAACAGTTTAATGACAATATCACCAATTTTAATCGTATCGTTAATCTTCAAATCGACGTACATCATCAGCAAATCCTCCCGCCGGAGAGAGTTTGATACAACGGCATGTCATTTTGAAATGACAGCAAACGGACGCTTTTTTGGGGTCCAAAATATCTATCAAACAGCCCTAAAAACTCAGAGGCTCGATTAGGGTTGTACGTGTCAGCATCGTTTTTGAGAAAAGCCTTGTAAGCGATGTAGTACAACAATCCGTGCTGCATACTCGCATCGATGTCGTCATCCAGATCGAAGTCATCATCCGGTGTATTCGTGGTTGAGATATATAAATCATCAGCAGCGACTGGCTTTGGGTATAACGTAATCTTGTGCGCTTGCTTAATGAAGTGCGACGGTGTGCCTTGTTGATCTCGCCAGTCCTGGCCCACAAACGCATCCAATTCGGCTGTCGTGGTTTGGGTCAGTGGTGAGTTTGTGCTAACCAGCTTAATCAGCAACACTTGCTTGGCTGAACTGTTGAGCGTGTAGGTCGCTTCGCCAATAGTGACTGCTTGCGTAGCGATTCGATTGATCAGAGGCGCACGTAAGCACGCCTCCGTCACTGCTTCATTAGCATAGCGAATTAGTGACGCATCGCTCCAAAGGTATGGGGCAACAGCGTCATCCAATATCTCTTCACGTACTCTCGCCACTAAATCACTGATTGCCATTAGACAGGCTCTCCAGCCGCATTGACTCGACGACCTTTAGAGCCTAAGTGCTTTTCTATCAATTCAGACCATGGAAATATCAGGTCAGTTTCGATATTCATAATGAACAACTCGCTTTCTGGCACAGGCTCCGCTTTTACGGCTGGTTGTGCTTTGGCTTGCTGCTGCTGAAGCTTAGTAACCTCTGCTTTAAGGGTATCCACACTTCTGCGCAGCTCCAGATCCACACCAAACTCCGCTTTTGCGTATTCGGCCAGTTGATCTTTATCAAACTCTGAAATATCAACAGCCATTAGTAATCACCCAAGTGGATCCAGGTAACGGTAATGGTACCGGTCCAGGTTTGAGTTGCGTCACCATCCACATCGGTTGTTGTGGCGTATGCGCTGTTCAAATACATGGATTTTGCAGTGGTTGTGCCGTCAAACTGAGCGGACGATGCCAATGCTGCTTTGGCCGCAGTACCCGCCACATTGATCGTGGTCGATGTGGTAAAGGCAGTGGATGGCAGCAAATCAACCATCGTTGTGGCGAGTGTTGTTGCTGATGCAGCCGCAGTACCCAAGCCCAGTGCGCCTGTAACACCACTGTTCAGCGTAGAAGCCAAAGCGGTAGTTGTTTTTTGTGCCAATGAAGCCGTTGCACCTAACACCAAAATACGACCTTCAGGAAAGTCGAACAGTTTGGTGGATTGGTACTCAGTGCCATTGATAACCGCTTGAGCTACATCAGCCAGCGTAAACACTGATTGATACAGAATAGGGGCTACCTGTTTGTGTACTACCGACAAGCCTGTGACCGCAGCGGCTGTACCTACCTGGCCACCACCTGCCATCGTCAGTTTGCCGACGCTTAAATCTTCAAATTGAGCCATGTTAAATCCTCAAAAAAGGGGGTTGTTACACCCCCATGAGCGCATTAGTGCGTGACGGGCGTTGTGTCAATGTAGGTCACAGTCACATCAATCACAGCGGTTGCTGCGGTGCCTGATGCCAACAACAGATCAATGGTGTCAGCTGCACTGTAGAAGTGGCCAACACCATAAGTTGTGGCTAATGAAGCGGGTGATTCGTCCCACGAGAACACGTTAGTTGCCGCGTTACCATCCGCCGCAGAGATATAACCAGCGGTTTGGTTGCCGTCACCGATGCTGAATGTGCATGTGGCGCCTTCAGCCGTAACTACCTTAGCCGCTACGCCCAACACAAACGCGCCAGCAGGGATGCTGACCAGTTGGAATACGTCATTCAGGGCCAGAGCCGCACCTTTAGTGGTGGTGGCATCAGGACCCGAGAAACGAGCCGAGATGGTTTTCAAAGCTGAGTGTGTCGCGACTTGAGAGTGCGGATATTTGCTGGTGGTGACACCGGCATTAGCCGCCAAACCGCGTTGAGTCAGGTTAAATGGAGTTGATAAAGCCATTCGTTGGCCCTCCTATTAAGCTAGAACGGCTGGCATATAAACCAAACCGTCTGGGATTAAGGTTTTGAAACCGAACACGTTCAGGCCGCGCACGGCATCGCCAAAATGAGTTTGCAAACGCAAGTTCTCAACTTTTACGACTTGTGACGCGAAAGTGACCGCTGATTTGTGACCTGACAAGCAATGGAATGTGGTGCCAGTGTTCGCCAAATTGTTGGAC